ATTACTTGATCTATATCTAAATCAAAATTATATGTACCTGATGTTGCCATTATTTTTTAACCAAGCTCCCTCCAAAGTATAATCCTACAATAGCAGACATTAAATGAGTATCAAGAGGTGTAATAACAACTCCATTAAATATCTTATCCATGACTACTTCTTTTTTATCTATTAAGAACCAAAAGCCAGGTTCAAACTCTGTCCATGTAAGAACAACATTAGTATCAAAAAATACAGGAACTATTTTAGGATAAGCAATAATCATAAAGACTGCTGTTAAAGCAATAATTCTTCTTGTCCATTGGAATCCTTTATTGTCATACTCTCTTGCTTTAGTAACTTCATCCATTTGAAATTTACCTCTAGCAAGAAGCATCTTTTGTTGATTAGCTTTATCTTTTGATCTTTGTCCCCAGATAGTCATAACACCACCTAGTAAACTAGATCCAAGCATTGTCAACATTTCGACAGGTAGACCAGCTAACATTAATTAACTCCTATTTCTTTTTTTCACTCATCCAAAATCCTGCAGCACCTGCGATACCACAACCTATTAGACATAGCATTTGCCATGTAGAATTAGGAACTATAATACCACACATGGCTAATATAGCTGCTATTCCAGAATATGATGATGGTTCTTTTAGTCTTGCTTTTATTTTATCCATTTATTTTCTCCTTTATTTTATACCTAATATTGGTATAGATTTTGTACTTGTAGAAAATGATTCACCTTGAGGATAATCAGCATCAGATACAGCTTCAATAGGTCCTTTTACTTGAGGTCCTTTACGTGCTGCTCCATATCCTTGTCCTGTAGGTATACCATTTATCTCATTTAATTTTTTATTAATAGTCACTCTACCTTGTGAACCTATGATTTTATCATTATTATAAGTGGGCATTATTTTCTCCTTTTTCTTCCTTTACTAGCTAGTTTTTGAAATTTCTTTTTACCATATTTTTTACGCCCTATCCAAGCAGCTAATGCTTTAGAGCCTGTTTTCTTTGCTAAATCTTTAAATCTTTTTCCAGTACCAAGCTTACCTTTAACTTGTTTTTTTATTTTAGATCTATTTGTTGCCATAACGAGCTTTACCCCATCCTCTGGGTTTCTTTTTAGATCTTTTTCTTTTCTTTTTTATTTGTCCACCTGTTTTCTTATTAGATAAAACTTCATCTAAATTATCTTCATATAATCTTCTTAAAAAACTTCTAACAGAGGGTTCAACTTTTCTTCCTGTTGCATCTGCTTCATTTTCTACATCTGCTAAATAGTTTAGTGTATTTTTAATATCTAAAGTTTCATCTCTCTCCCAAGGAGATTCTACTATTGCCTTTAGTAGTTGTTGTAAAGATCTTTTATGTGTTATTGTATTTAAGGCTGTTATACCTCGCCCTCTTTCTGCCATTAATTAGCTCCTTGTATAACTGGTGTTGGACCACCTGCAGGACTTACTGGTGTTTGCATATCATCTCTTCTTGTTCTTCTTGCTTGATTACGAAGAGCATCTATAGAATTTTTATATTTGCCTTCCCATGCTTGAAGGACTTGAAAATCTTTTATAAAATAATTAGCTTCAATCATACAAGCACTAAATAAAGCATTATAACAATCTTCACTAAAATAATTTGAAGTTGTTGCACTTGTATCTGTAGCACTTGCTAAAGCTAATGGTCGTTTTGTATATTGTATTTCACCTGCAACTGTAGATGCTGGAGTAGGTACAATATAAATTTGTGTATTTGTTTTTCTTGCATAGTATCTTGGAGTACCAGTAGATGCACTAACATATCCCCAATAATCTATTGCATATTCATATGTTCGTTGTAATAAATTTGTTTTAATATTTGTTGCACTAGCTATATAGTTTACATTACGAACTACTAAAGCTCCATCAGGTAAACTTACAACTGGATTAGATGCTGATATAGCAACTGATGCATAAGTATCAAGAGCTACATCATCTAATTCTTTAATTAAACGATCTTCAGCTTTTTCAATAAAATAAGGTATTTGAGTTGCAAACTCTGTTGAATCATTCTCTATTGTATTTACAATATCATCTTTTAAATATGAGTAGTTAGGCATATGATTATCCTAAAATTAAAGTTACACCACCTGCATCAGGAGTACTTACACTTACTGTACCCTCACACTTTACTCCTACTTCCCCCATATAAATATCTGCTGTGCCACTTGCAGCAACTTGGAATTTAATTTTACTTCCATTTTTATCTCCTATATCAAATGTACCAGCGACAGTAGAAAAGGCATGGACAGCAAGAACACGTGTTACATGTGGTAAAGTTACAGCAATGGAATTTCCTGCATTATCTGTAGTACTTACTACTTGTGGGGAAACTATAACACCACTACCTGATAAAAAAGCTGTAGTTATATTTGTAGACATATATCTTTCCTTATATTATAGAGGAGGAGAATATCTCTACTCTCCTCCAATATATTAGTAATTAGGCTCCAGCGTTACCAAACCAACCACGCCAATCAGAAACACCAAAAGAATATCTTTCACGTGCTTTGAAGCGTAAGTTGCCAGTATCAAAATCTGGTTCCATTTTAGTTTGTAATGGAGTTCTATTAAACATTTTAGTACCATTAGGTACGTCTGTTTTAATGAACCAAGCATTTACATCTGTAAATCTTCTGTTCACATAGAAACCATCAGGTAAAACACCTAAGTGTCTAATAGCATTGATGTCATTATTAGAACCACCAGTTGTACCTGGAGTATTTAATAATTGATCTGCTGTAAACAATAGGTCTGTTGGTACGTGTAATGAAACACCTGAAGCACCTACTAGAATACCACGATCATCAGTAGTCTTTTGTATCTGAATGATCGCTGCTTCTATAGTACCTTCAGCTATAGCTGCTGCTGAAGTAAGGTTTGTTACTGTACCAGTACCTGTTACTGGGTGTGCTGCACTAAACATTGGTACACCATCCCCTTGATTTGTAGCAAAACCATTGTTGAACAAATCAGCACCTTTTTGCTGTTTTGTACTTGCCATAGCTCTTGCTAATCCTTTTGCTCTAAGTTTAGCAAAAGTGTCGTATAGATTATCTTCCATAGCTTCTTCAGTTACTGCAAATGCTAATGCAACAGTTTCATTTGTATACCTTGAAGTATAACTTTCTGATGCATCATCATAAACAATTGCTCCACCTTCGTTTTTAACTGGAGCAGCACCAAAACCTGTGAAGAGTACTTCTTCTTCAAAAGCTCTGTCTGATGATTCTATTTCGTATAATGGTTTAAATTCGTCTTCTATACTGCCATATTCTATTCCAAAAACTGCATTCAGTCCAGGAAGTAGCTCTTTGGCAATACTTGCTCTATTAATAGCCATTTAATTATTCCTTTCCTAATTAAGCTGATGAAACAGTAGTTGTTACATAATTATCCATATGTGAATTAATACGTACTTCGTACCAAGGATATGCGTCTGTTACACCTGCTGATGCTCCAATACCTGTATCCCAAGGTGCTCTACGTATTACTCTCATATGACTTGTTGATTGTACAGGACCAGATGCGTCTAAAACATAGGCACTATTACCTGTTTTAGTTGATCCTGTTGCTAAAATCCAAGGTGCGTTATATACACCAGCTCCTAAACCTGCTGAAGCAGTTACTGTTGCATCTGCTTGTATGAAGTATGTTTGAGCTGGATCAGTTGCTATATGAATTTTAACATCTGTGGCTGTAGTTCCTCCTGTCCAGTATCTACTAAATTCTTGATTTCCTGAAGAGTCTACATAACTAATTCCTTGAAACACTCCTGCTGTTTTAACTGTTACGTTAGCAGGACCTGGAATTATTGTGCCTAATGAATCAATGACTATAGGATCTCCTGTAAACATTGTTGTAGGCAATAATGCAGATGCAACCTTTGGGGAAACATTCAAATCAATAGTAGTAATACCTGTAGAGTTAGAACCAGAGCCATTTTTTCTCGCTAGTACAAGACCACGAGAAGCGTCTACTGATGCCATTTATTTTCTCCTATATTAAGTAATAAGAGGATTAGTCCTGAAAGTTAGGTTGTCTTCCTGTTACTACTTTAGATTTACTATTATTAGAAATAGGCATACGAGAATTATTAGAACCCATAAGTTGTGCGTTAATCGCTTCATTCATGGCTTTACTTTTATCTCTATAATACTTACTTCTAGCTTCGTATTTAGCAGTTGGGATTTTTGCTAATCCTACGTCAGCACGACAGACTACCCCTGCATATCTACCTTCCTCTCTCACGAAAGAGGTTGCACTCATTTCAGGAACTTCAGCTAAATCAACAAATATCCATCCTTCTTGTAATTTCTTACCTAAATGTTTAACATCATCTTGACCTTTAAGAGTCATTCTTAACCATCCTAATGTCATATTTTCGTTGGCGAAACGATCTTTAACTACTTCAGGAATATGAACTACATCTTGTTCTTCAAATGTATATTCAACTTCTTCTCTGGATTCTTGTTTTCTAGTTTCTTGTTCTCTTAAATCAGAACTACGTGTACTATTAATTCGTGTCATTATTTATTTCCTCCACGCTGCGTATTAATTGTAGTATACTCTCCATCAGCCTGTTCAGACTTCTTTTTCTCAAGAGCATATTGTTCAAGTGGGATATTCCATTTGTTAGCTAGTCTAATATCTTCTTTTGACAGCTTAACCTTTTTACTAGAACCTGGAGAGCTGCGAGATGCTCCAGCGACCACTTGAGCAGGTTTTGACGTATTATCCTGCTGACGAACTTCCCCACCTTGAGCAGCAGTTGCTGCAAACTTATGAGGAAATGTTTCTTTCATCCTACGATCTATCTCAGTATAATATTCTGAATCTGTAGGATTAAAACCTTCTTCTTTTAACTGTCCATCTATAGCTAATGCTGAGACAGTCATAATTTGATCTTTACCAAACCAATCATTACTTGTTGCCCATTCTTCTGCCTTTGGATCTGGTGTAGGCATTGGGGGTTGATAATGTGGTTGCTGTACTTGTTGTTGTACAGGTTGTTGATTAAATTGTTGTTTCGTTACATTTAATGATTTTAAATCATTTTGTGCTTCATTTAAAAATTCTTGAGCTTGTAATATTTTTCCAGAATCGCCTTCTTCATGTGCTGATTTATAAGCATTACGAGCTAATTCTAATTTATCTGTTATTTGCTTTTCACTTGCATCTAAACTTAATTTATTAACAGTATTAAATTGCTGTTGTGAATTATTTAACCTATAATTTAGCTCTTCATTTTGTTTTAATAGTTGAGCAAGTTGTTCATCTCTTTCTTTACGTTGCTTAACTAATTGGCGTATTCGCTTTTGTGCTCCTTTAGTTTCTACACCTTCAAGCTCTGGTGGTGCTTCTTCTTTTTTTACTTCTTCTTTTGGAGCTTCTTCTTTTTCTTCTTCTGTTTCAACAGGCGAAGGAGTTTCAACTTTTTCATCTTCTTCACCTTCTACTTCATATTCTACTTTATCTTCTTTTTCTGGAGCTTTAGTATCTATTTCACTCCATTCTTCTTTATCTTTTTCTTGTTCTTCAATCATAATATTATCCTTCGTTGTTTACGAGACATACGACTTACGTATTTCTTATATTACTATTATACACTAAAAATTTATATTAAGCAAATTTTAACTACTATATTTAGTTAAATTAAAAGTAGGATCTAAAAATTTAGGATCTTGTACTTTCATTATTACTTGATCATCATACAATAAAAGCATCTTAACATTCTTATATTGTATCTTTTGACCAGCATGTTTAGCATAACAAACATAGTCTCCTAATTGACACCAAGGTCCTTTAGGAAATTTTTCTTTATCACCATAAGCAAGATCACCAATTTTTATAACCTCCCCTATAGTTGTTAAATAAGACATATCGTCTTTGGTTGAATTTGGTAGTAATATACCACCCTTAGTTTTTTCTTTTATTGATACAGGTCTTACGAGTACATGAAAACCTGGAAGTTCAGGTAAAACATCTGGAGTACTTTCTTCTTCTTCTTCTGTAATCCAAACATCATTCTTTATAGATTTACCTAAATGTACCTGTTGCATTAGTTATCCTCTTCATCTTCATAGATACGTTTCTTAACAATATCTTTTAGTTTATTTATGGACCATTCAATTCCATGAATATGTCCAACCATTTGTTTGTAATGAGCAAAACTATCTGATTGTCCATTACTAACAGAATTTTTTAATTTATCGAGCTCATCATTATATTCTTTGATAACCTCATCCCAAATATCCATGTATTAGATTTCTGCACAAGCATAGCAGTTAATCTCTAGTCCAACAGCTATTTCTTTAACGACTGGTGATTTCCACATTATCTTTTTCCTTTCGTAGGGTTTGGGTATTTCCAAGCTTTTTCTTCCCATTTTAAAGTTACACCTTTTTTAGGTCTACTACCATATTCACTTTGTGACATTTTAGTAAAGTCACCATAAAGATTTCCATCTTTATTAGGAACATGTGTAGGTTTACCATTAGTGATTCCTTTATCCACAGGATACTTACTTCCTATTGGCATTATTTTCTCCTTTCATTTCTTCTTTTATTAAATCTGAAATCGTATCAATAAGTTTAAAACTTCTTTCTCTATCATTCAGATCTTCCATTTGAGATACTTTTTCTAAAGCACTCACACGAATTTTTTCCATATCTATTTCAGCTCGTTGATCTGCTATAGCAGTCTTTGTCATAGCATCTATTGCTTTCATAGTTTCTTTTGAAGCTCTATCAAGGTCTGCTTTTTCTTTTTTCATCATTGCATCTTGACCAGATTTACCTGCTTCCATCATTAATTCAGCTTCTTCCAATTCTAATTTCTGTGCATCTAGTGCAGACTCTGCAGAATACTTAGCCATAGTAGCTTGTAATTTTTGTTTCTCTAATTCAACCTTTGCAGTTTCTAATTGAACCATTTGTTGTTCAGGAGACTGAGCTTGTCCTGCAGCCATATTAGCATTTAAGACTTGTTGTGCTGCACTAGCCATAGCCATTTCTGCAACTTTAGGATCTTGCTGTTGTTCAGGTGGTAATTGTTCCATTGCAGCTCTTGCCATACCATTCATTTGTTCCTGATATTTCATTACAGAATGTTCTTGTATATTCGCTTCAAGAATTGGTTTTAATCTTTCCATTATAGGATTAGCACCATTCTGAGGATCTTGAAGATATGCCATCTTTGTTTGTACATGGGCATCATGGTTCTGTCCTGCGAATGCTGCAATAGGTATCCCTTTCGTTGCAGCCATAATATCAGATACAGGATCTAATTGTTGTGGTTCTTGTTTAGGAGGAAGTATCTCTTCCATATTAGGCATATTAGCAGAATTTAATATTGTTCTATTCAACGCTTCAAGGTTGAACATACCAGGAGGTGATTGTTGTGCCATTTGTAATGCCATCTGTGCAATCATCA